CAACAGGAGTTTCATCATGCCAATCACGTCCGATCTCGGCGGCAAAAACTACGTGCTCGGTCGTGGCCGAGCTTTCTTCAACCGCTTCACGCAAGAAGCCATCGACGCGGGCATCAGCTCGTCGACCGTTGGTGTTGGCGAACGCTATCTCGGGAACACGCCTGAGTTCAGCACCACCTCGCAAGGTGAAGACCTGGACCACTTCGACAGTGATTCAGGTGTTCGCGTCAAAGACAGCTCGGTGCAACTGCAGCTCGACCGTACCGGCTCGTTCACCTGCGACAACATCGACAAGGAAAACCTGGCACTGATGTTCTTGGGTTCGGCCAACTCGGTGACGCAAACCGCGCAAACCGCTGCGACCTACACCGTCACAGTTCGTCGCGGGATGTTCTACCAACTTGGTGAAACAGCTTCGTTGCCAACCGGCCTTCGCAACGTGGCCAGTGTCACCTGCGGCTCTGGTGCTGGCTTCTCCACGGTCATTACCCCGAGCGGCAACTTCGAAGTCGACGAAGTCCTCGGTCGCATCTACGTGCTGCCCAACGCTGCGAACATCACCGACGACATGCAAGTTCGGTTCACGTTCAACACCGTGGCCAGTACGCGTGATCAGATCATTTCGTCTTCGAACTCGATCTACGGTGCCCTGAAGTTCATCGCCAACAACCCTGTCGGCATCAACCGCGATTACTACTACCCCTACGTGAAGATCGCCCCCGATGGTGATTACAACCTGAAGGGTGACGACTGGCAGTCGATGGGTTTCACCTTCGAGATCTTGCAGAAGGGCAACCTGCAGTCGGTGTATATCGACAGCCGCCCGGTCACCGCCTAAGCGGCTGACTGACGACAACAATAAAGGAACAGACCATGCCTCTCGCCGGATACAAACCAGAACACAGAGTGGTTCAACTGGCGGGTGGCAACTCTTTCGAAGTGAGAGGGTTGTCACTCACGGACCTGTCAGTGCTCATTCGAGAGCACATGCCAGATCTCGATGCCGTGTTCGATCTCTTTGGCCACATGGATGTTGTGAAGCCTGAAGACCTCCAGCCGCTCATCACGGCTGCTGTGTCTCAGATGCCAGGGCTTGCTGCGAACGTGATTGCTCTGGCCGCTGGTGAGGGGGATGCGTCTGATGCAGCGAAGCTCTCCGGTCCCATTCAGGTGAAAGCCCTGCTTGAGATCGGAGAGCTGACCTTTGCTGAAGTCGGTGGCGTGGGAAAAGCTTGGGAGATGGTCGCGGGTCTCCTGAAGATGAGCAAGAAGAACGTGAAGCTCACCGGACAGGTGGCGGAAGCGGTAAAGCGGGTGAAAGCCCGTTCACGCGCTTCTACCACGGCATCCGCCGCGATGTGAGTCTTTTGCTGTCCGAAGGTCACGCATACGCCAATCACTACCCGATAGCGCTTGCGTGGTCTGAGGTCAGGATCGTTCGGCAGCGGCTTGCGTTTAGACGCAGGCAGGAGTCGACTCTGATGCAGATGGTCATCGCTTCAGTGTTCGACAAAAAGGCTAGCTCTGAACTGGCCAAACTTTTGAAGAGGCTGGACGAAAGTGATTGACACCAAGGAACTCGACCTAATCATCCGCACCAAACTGAAGGGTCGCGGTGATATCGAGTCCATCACCAAGTCAATCAAGGATCTGGAGGCAGCGCTTGAAGCTCAGGCTGCTGCTGCGAAGAAAGGTGAAAGCAGTTACGACGGTCTCAAGTCATCGCTCGATGGACTGAGGACTGTTCAAGAACAACTGGCTGCTCGCGTATCCTCACTCAGAGCGTTTGAGAAGCAGGGCGCAGACCTAGACGTTTTGTCGAGCAAGGTTGACCTTGCCAAGGCCAAACTGGACGAGTATGTCCAAAAGCAGCGAACCCTCGAAAGCGAAGGTAAGAAGTCAACCGACGCTCAGGTTGCTCAACAGCAGAAGCTGCAGGCTGCTCTTGATCGTCAAGTAGCAAAGCTTGACGGGCAGCGCAAGAACTACGAGATCCTTGGCGCAGCGCTGAAGGAAGTCGGTGTTGACACAAGCCGCCTGGCTGAAGAGCAGTCCCGCCTGGTCGAGGCTCAACTTGACGGTGCCAAAGCGATTGATCGTGCGAAAGCCGAGATCGCAGACTACGCCACAACCGTGGCCAGGGCTCGCGAGGAAACCAAGAAGCTCGCGCAACAGCAAGCACTGCTCGAACGGTTTCAACAGGGCAACGAGGCTGATGCCCGCCTTGGTCGACTGCAGCGTGAGGCTGATGCTGTTGCTGAAATCACCAGGCAACAGGCTTTGGCAAAGCGTGAAGCCGAGCTGTTTGCTGCAGCCGAGAAGAAGGCTGCTGATGCATCGGCTGCTCGAAACAAGGCTGCCCAAGAGTACGCACAGCTTCAGAGTGATCGACGTGCTGACAATGCGGCATCTCGTCTGCGCGATGAAGAGTTGCGCAAGGAGACTGAGCGTCTTCAGTTCTTGGCAACTCTACGTCGTGATATCGAAGAGCGTTCGACGGTTGCTGCTCGGAATGCTCAACAGCTCAAGGCTGAGACGGAGCTTTTGGCTGCAGCCGAGAAGAAGGCTGCCGATGCTGCCGCTGCTCGTGCCAAAGCGTATGCACAGTTCGATGAAACACAGCGCAATCGACGCGCTGAGGCTACTGCTCTCAACAGGCAGGCTGAGGAAGAGCAGCGAGCACTAGAGCGGCAACGTGAACTTGCAGCACTGCGTCGAGACATTCAGGACCGCTCAGCGGTAGCCGTTCGTGACACAGGTCTGACCAAGACAGCCGATGACGCTGAGCGTGCAGCGAAAGGCTACAGCACGCTGGCTCGCGCATCTAACGATCTGCGTCCTCGCGTTGTCTCGTTGCGTGAAGCTATCCAGCAGATCAATGATCCGAGTCGCAAGGCCACGGAGAGCTTGGGTGCTCTTGAGCAGAACGTCGGCGCGTTGGCGAGCAAGGTCGCGTCAATCAAGGGTCCGGTGCAGGACTATGCCGACACGCTGCAGCAGCTCGAAGCCGCTCAGAAGTCGCTGAGTCAGCAGGGCGGTTTAGTTGATCGCTACAACCGCGAGCTGGCAGCGCTGAAGGCCAACCGTGCAGAACTGGTTGCTGCTCGCACCCAGGTGGCCCAGTACGCGGCTGCTGTGCGTCAGGGCGGTGATGCAGGCGAAGCGTTCGTCAAACCCTTGGCTGAGGCTGAAGCCAGGCTCAAGCGTGCGGCTGTTGCGATGCGTGAGCAGACCTCTGCAACGCGTGACAGCAGAGACGCTCTCAGGGCTGCAGGCATCAACACTGCAAATCTTGCTCAGGAGCAGCTACGACTGGTCAACGTGGCCAAGACAGCCACAGGCACCATCCAGCAGCTCAGTCAATCCTACGAACAGAATGGCGAGGCTGTCGGCAAAGCAGCCAAAGCGAAAGGTCTGTTCCGCGATGAAGGCCGCACCACCCTGTCGCTGGCTCAGCGTTTGCGCGGAGAAATCCTGGCGCTTGCTGCCGCGTATGTAGGTTTGCAAGGTGTCGTTTCTCTCGCAGGCGGTTCGATTGATGCGTTCAACACTCGTGAGGGTGTGAAGAACCAACTGGCCATCTCGGTTGGCAATGATCGCAAGCTGATTGACGAAGAGTATGCCTACGTTAAAGCTCAGTCCGAGCGGATCGGTATCGAGTTCGAAACTGCGATCAGGAACTATGCAAAGTTTTCTGCATCAGCAACCCTCGCTGGTCGCAGTCGTCAAGAGATCAGGTTTATCTTCGAAGCGTTTGCTGAAGTTGGCAGAGTAGCTAACCTTTCAGCAGGTGAGATCGACGGTGTCTTCAAGGCAATCGAACAATCGGTAAGCAAAGGCAAGATCCAGGCCGAAGAACTACGTGGCCAGTTAGGTGACCGACTTTTCGGAGCGTTTCAAGTTGCAGCGAAAGCATTGCGCGATCAGTTTCCAGATCTCGACAAGGCTTTGGAAAAGGGCCAAGTCACCAGTGAACAATTGGTCCTGATTGCCAATGAGTACAAGAGGACTGTTGAAGGTGGTCTCGCTGGTGCCATCGGCGGGCTGAGTGCAAACCAAGCTCGGTTGAACAATGCTGTCAACGAGTTCAAACTAGCCATTGCTGACGGTGGGTTTGCCGACTCCTTCTTGAGAGTTGTTCAACAGATCACTGAGTTCTTGCGCAGTGAAGATGGTGATCGTTTAGCGAAGAGTATTGCAACAGGTTTCACAGCGGTTCTCGACACCCTGAGCTTCCTTTTGGCCAACTTGACAGAAGTCAAGGCTCTTGCTGGTGCCATCTTTGCACTGTTTGCGATCAACATCTTTGGTGCAGTTGCAGCCAATGCTCTGACTGCTGCAGTTGCGTTGAAGGGTGTTGCAACCCAGCTCACATTGATTCAGAAAGCCATGGCAGTTCTTGCTGCCTTTGCTCTCGGTTGGAACTTCGGCGCGTACATGCGTGAGAAGTTCGTCGAGGTGGAGTTGTTTGGTATCGCTCTGGTCCGTGGCCTGCTCGAAGGGTTCACGAAGCTGAAGGCTGGCACCTTGGAGATCTTCTTCGAGTTGCCTCGCTTTGCAGCAAACGCGTTCAAGCAGATGATCAATCTGTTTAACAACGTGTTTGCCACGCCGTTTATTCGGGTGCTGCGTGACATTGCATCTGCTGCAGGGTTTGACTCTGTAGCTAGTGCATTTGATCGTGCGCTACGCAACATGAACCTAAGCCTGAATATGGAGGTTAGCTCTAACACAGCAGCGCTCCGCGATCAGGCTGCAAAAGACCTGGCGGCTATTCGATCCATCACCGACGAGATGGCTGACGAAGCTATCGGTCGTCGCGTGCGTACAGGTGGAACAGGCACTGGGGCTAAAGCAACAACTGCACCTGACGTAAAAGGTGGCAGGAAACCAACTGGCCCAACAGAAGCTGAGATCAAACGTCGTCAGAGTGAGATTGAGCAGCTCACCAAGGCCCTTGAGACCCTGGAAGCGAAGATCGACCGCACGCAGACCGATACGCTGTCGAAGCAGTTGGAAGCAATCGACACTGAATACCAAGCCTTGGCCAGAAGGATCGGCAAGCTGGGCGGTGAAGAAGGCAAACGCTTCCTCGAAAGACTTGAGACTGGTGTTTCTCAGCTCAAGCTGCAGATCACCAAGAAGTTCAACGACAAGCTGTTGGATGAGCAGAACGCAATCCTGGCCAAGGTCGAGGCTGCTGAAGCTGCCAGTGGTCGCAAGCAGAAGGGTGAGCTGGACACGCGTCTCGAAGCGATCACGAAGAGCTACGAAGCCACGTATCGCCAGATCGCGGATCAACGCGCCAAACTGGTTGAGAACGGACGCGACACGTCAGCTAACGATGAGTCGAAGCGTCGTCTTGATGCGGCTGTTCTGGAGCTGCAAAACGCAGAGCGTCTGAAGTTCCTCAACGACGATCTCGCACGTCGTCAGCGGGAAATTACCGACGCTGTCAAATCTCGTGCAGACTTCATCGAAGCGATCAAGGATCAAGAAGCTGCAGGTGCGCTGACCAGGCTTGAGGCTGAGCAGCGCATTCGTGATGAGGTGTCTCGCACCCAGCCGGTTATTGACCAGCTTGTAGCAGCGGGCTTACTCTTTGCAGAGTCGATGGGTGGCGCGTTCGATTCCACACGTGTCGAGCAATTCCGTGCAGCGTTGATCCGTGCCAAGGGTTCCGGTGAAGCGATCAAGACGGAGATGAACCTCATTGGTCAGACGCTGACCAAGAGTGTGAACGCTGCCATCGACACCTTCATCGAGGGCATTGGGGATGCTGCCTCTGGAACGAAGTCTTGGGGTGACGTGTTCCGTGGCGTCGGTCGTTCGATCCTGAGCGTCATCGGCAACGTGCTTGCTGAGCTGATCAAGACTCAGATCAGGATGCTGATTCTGAAAGCGATCACTGCTTCATTCGGCGGCGGTCCTGCACCGATGGAAGCTGCAACGGGGGCTCAGGTCTTCCACAGCGGTGGCATCGTCGGCAGACCGTCAGGACGCTCGCGCAGCGTGTCACCAGCTTGGTTTGCAGGAGCACCTCGCTATCACAGTGGTGGTGTTGTTGGCTTGGCCCCTGACGAGTATCCAGCGATCCTGCAGAAGGGCGAGGAAGTCCTGTCCGCCAGCAACCCGCGCAACGTGATGAATGGTGCTGTACAGGGTGGCGTTGGGTCCAGCAGCAAGGGGACCAGGTTTGTCTTGGTTGACGACCGCTCTCGTGTTGCTGAAGCCATGGCCGGTGCTGAAGGTGAAGAGGTCATCGTTCAACATCTCCGCAAGAACATTGCCACGGTTCGCGCCATGGTGCGGGGGTGATTCATGGCTGTTGCACCAGTCTTTGAATACGATCTGCCGCTGGCCTTCGAGCCCTACTTCACCGATGGTGAGAGGGCTCTCGGTTTTGCAACGCCCATCGGAAACGTTGTAGGCCGAAAGGTCTTCTACCTGTCGAAGTGGTTTGACTTCGAAGGTGGCTACTACACGTTGAAGTTTGGTGCTCGTGAAGCTGCCACGATCTACGAATCGGTATCACGCGGGAACAGCAAGACGTTGGGCTCGTTCACGGTGAGCGACAACCCCATGTCGTTGACCGTCTACATCTCCCGTGGTCGTCGCCGCCTGGACATCGTTCTCAGCAAGACATCCACAAACACGGCTGCTGCGTACACAGCTTTCAGCCTGTGGCAGAACAACAAGATCGTCTACACGTCGTCTGCTGACGGCTGGGTGTTCGATCAGTCACCCGTAGCTGACGCTGATGTTCCTGCGCTGATCGACGAAGCGCTCACCTACCCGGTGTTTGCGTTGCTGCCCGACTGGTCAAGCGGGATCACTGAACGCATCGAGTGGAACACTGAGGTGTTGCCCAGTGAGACTGACACAGAGCAGCGGCGAGCTGTTCGTAGGTATCCACGGCGATCCTTCGAGGTGACCTACACCGACTGGGATGTTCGACGTGATCGCTTGAACAACTTTCTCAGTGGCGCTTTGAATCGAAAGATCTTGGTGCCTCTGTGGTTTGAGCAGATCCGTTTGAAGGAACCCCTCGGCACAGCCATCGTGATGCCCGAGGGGGCACTCGGTACTTACGAGTTTGCCGCTGGTGATTACGTTCTGGCCATTGACAAGGACCCTTCGTTTTACGACATCCTTGAGGTCGACTCTGTCAACCTGGTGACCGACACGATCACATTCACAGGTCCTGCTACCAATGCGTGGGGTAAAGGCGCAAGGATCGTGCCCTTACGCGTGGCCAGGGTGGTCGATACGCCCGCAATGGACAACCTGACAGACCGAGCTGGTAACACGCGGCTGCGGTTTGAGATAGAAGGTGCTTTCAAATATCCAGCCGGTGGGTGGGGTAGTTGTGCACCAGTCTTTGACTTCAAGATCAATCGTGCTGACAACCTGTCTGTGAACTTCGAGCAGCGGGTCTTCACAATTGACAACGGAACAGGTCTCATCGACATCACTGATCCAGGTCAGCGCACACGAATGATCACGCGTGCGAGCATGATTCACTTGGGTCGAAGCAAAGTGTTTGCGTTCAGGCAGTTCCTGAGCCAGGCCGCTGGGCGGCTGGATCGCTTCTGGTTCCCGAGTCAGACCTACGACGCGCATCCGATTGGCGACTTCGGTGGTGACTACTTCGACGTGAGGAAATCAGGTCTTGCCGATTACATGCGAACTCTTCAAGAGACTCGCGTGATGTTGGCCATTGCTTTCAAAGACAGACGGCCAACGGTTTACCGGCGTGTTGTCGACATCACAGCTCTACCAAACGCTGAGCGGATTTTCCTTGAGCGTCCACTCGGCCAAATCCTGCTGCGTGACGTTGAACGTTTGATGTTCGTTCATCCTGCCAGGTTTGAGCAGGACGCTTTTGAGCTGCAGCACGTGGTCGACGGCTCACACGTGGTCAGAGCAACCGTGGTTGTTCGTTCGACGAACGCTGACGGCATGCCTGACATCGAGTGCTCAATCACGAGCCAGCCGTATCCTGTTTACAACCAGGAAGAGGTGAACTTTTCGGCATCTTTGGTCGGTGGTGATCTGCGCATCTTTGGTTACCAAGCAGAGGCTGTGGACCTATCGGTGACAATCCAGTCTGGAAACCTTCGTGATCTGTTAAAGGCTTACGGCATTCAACCTGAAGCCGTGGACCTGGGTCAGATCGCTTTGCTCAGCGGCGAATTCAGAGAACTGTTGCGCTCGTTGACAGCACCAACCGAACTGCTCGACCTTTCGAATCCTGTGCTGCTTTCAGGAGTTTTGAAAGAAGCGTTGATCAACTACACCAACTGGACGAGTGAGTCTGTTGACCTCTCGGTATCGTTAATTGGAGGCTCTTTGTCATGAAATCGCTAGCTGTTGAACTCAAGCTTTCTGGTCACTTCACGATGACCGTCACGAAGCCTGACGGCTCGTCTCGCGTTGTTGCTGAGTTCGACAACCTGATCACCAACACAGGGCTTGAGCAGTACGGTCTTCGTGCCAACAACAACCTGATCAATCAGTGTTGCGTGGGTACTGGCACAACAGCTCCCGCGTTTTCTGACACCAGTTTGGTCAATCAGATTGCGTACACCAGCACGACGCAGCCCGTGAACAGCAACGGCACTTATGCCAATGTTTACGCTTCAGGCTACATCCGATTCACCAAGACTTTCCGGTTTGCTGAAGGTGCTGCAGCAGGAAATTTGACCGAGGTTGGTATCCGTGTTGATTTCGGAGCAGGTAATGGTCCGTTGTTCTCAAGAGCACGCATTGTTGACGGTTCGAATAACCCAACATCGATCACCATTCTGTCCGACGAAACCTTGGACGTGACCTACGAGCTGCGTGCCTATCGTCCGACCGGGGACGTGACAGGGAACATCACCCTCGGTGGTGTCAGCTATGCCTACGTGATGCGCCAGGCCAATGCGGAAGATCAGCAGTGGGCAATGCCCGATAACGGGTTTAGTAACCGCAGCGCACCTCAAGCGTTTTCTGGTGACATTGCAGCTATCAATTCGTCTCCGTCAGGTTTCCTTGGTCAAGGCACCATCATGAGCTTTGCAGCCTACGTGAACAACTCACGGCAGATCGATGCCACTCACGGGTTTGCTTTGAATGCTCCAACGACCAGTATCAAGTCGGTGGTGATCGACACCCGTATGGGCATTTATCAAATCGGATTCACCCCTGTGATTCCAAAAACAGCAGCCAACATCTTGTCGCTTGTCTTCCGTTTCTCCTGGGCACGTCGCACGATCTGATCATGCTGCCGAACAACAACGCTATTTCTTCCATCCCGATGCCAGAGGTTTTCTTAAACCCTGACTCACTCAACCGCGCCCCACTGGTGGACTACGAACAGGGTGGCGTGGCTGTCAACGACGTGTCGCAAGGCATGCAGGTGACCACGTGGAGTTGCTACGTCGAACCCGGTCAGTCACAGGTCTACATCCGACCTGGTGAAGGCGCACCGATTCCGTTTGTCAACGTATCTGGAATTGAAGAGTTAGCGTTGTCGTTCGACCAGTTGATGCGTCCAATGGTCGCTTACATGATCTCTGGTCAGCTTTATTTGTATTGGTATGACCCGATTGCTCAGCAGTTCGTGACCACGGGGTTTGGACCAGGGAAGTTTCCACGGCTTTCACTTGATGACAAGAGAGCGTTCAACGTATCGAACTCCGACGTGATCTTTGCCTACATGCGCAACGACGGTTTGTACTATCGCATTCAGCGGGATCGCTACACGGTCGAGTACACCGTTGAAACGGGCATCGGCAATCTCACCTTGGTCAACATCGGCATGAGCCGCAACCTGCGTATGCAGTTCGAATTGGCCTGACCATGAGCTTTGAAAACTTCGAGGTATCCACTGATCTAGGGCGACCAATCGTTCTCTATCAGTTCACGATGGGCAACACCACGTGGCGCTACACCTCTGCAGATGAGGTAATCACGGCATCGACCTACCAGTGGCTACCTGTGGCAATCAGTCACGACGAGATCAGCCAAACCGGCGAGCCGTTGAACGAGATGTTGACGATCAACGCGTCCTCCACCATCGGACCAGCTCAGTTGTTCATGAGCGCTGTGCCACCCCGTGGTGTGATGGTCACGATCTTCGAGAAGCATGACCCTGACCCAGAGGTTCAGGTTGTCTACGTCGGAGAGGTCGCTCAGGTTGGCTTCCCATTGCCTGGTGTGGCCAAGATTCGCTGCGAGACGATCTCGTCGTCAATGGGTCGAGAAGGTCTCAGGCTCGCTTGGCAACGCTCGTGCCCCTACGCTGTTTATGACCCGACAACGTGCAAGCTGAACATGCCCGCGCAAGCTCGCAACTTCACCTTCCTGAACGTTCAAGGCAACACGATCACTGTTGAGTTCTCAGCCACGGTTGCAGACGGTTTGTTGAACGACGGCTTTCTCGAATGGACGAACCCTTTGCGCGGAATCGAGTACCTTTCAATCGATACCCAAACGATTGATGTGAGCGGAACGATAGGGACAATGAGCATCAACGGTGACCCCAGTGACGTTGTTGTCGGCGTGACAGGTAAAGCCTATCCCACATGCGCTCTGACACCCGCTGCGTGCCAGGCTTTTGGAAACTACGACAATTACGGTGGACACGTCGACATGCCTGGCAAAAGCCCGTTCGACGGGCTCGACTCTCCCTTCTTTTAAGGAGCCACCGTGGAGATCACAACACTACTCGTCCTAATCGTTGCCAACCTAATCATCCAGGTAGCCTTGGCACCGAAAGTTCAGAGCGCAAAACCCGAAGCTTTCGAAGAGATCGACTTCCCGCAAGTGGATGAGGGAACACCGCAGTGCGTGATCTTTGGTGATTGCTGGTCAGGCGACTGGACAGTGATCGCCGTGGGCAACTATCGAACCACTGAGATCCGCAAGTCGAGCGGGAAGAAATGATTGACCATGTGATCACCATGGAGCACTGCAGGCAGATCGGCTTCTGCTCCCGTGGTGTACGTGCATGGATGGCTCGGGTCAATCTTGACTACATGCACTTCCTGCAGCATGGCTACAAGATCAGCGAGATTGAGCCTATTGGTGATCATCTGTCCAAGAAGCTGATCGAGCACGTGAAACAAGAAGAGAGTTGACATGGCGAGCATCGTTTCAGGTTTCCGTTATCTGTTTGGCATTCACATGGGGATCAGCCGTGGCCCCGTGGACGAGCTTGTCGAGATCAAGGTGGGTGACAAGACCGCATGGCGCGGATCAGCAACTGGCAACTCTACGATCACGATTGATGCCTACAACCTCTTTGGTGGTGAAGAAGGTGAAGGTGGTATCCAAGGTGATCTAACGTTGATGTTTGGAGGACCTGCTCAAACGGCACCACCCGCACTGGCAGCAGTGTTGTCCCAACCGATGCCTGGCTTCCGTGGACGCTTCACGGCTTTCTTCGACGGGATTCTCACGATGATGAATCCATACCCAAAGCCTTGGAAATTTCGCGTCCGCCGAGCAGCCAATGGTTGGGACGGTGGTTGCTGGTATCCAGAAAAAGTGGTCATTCCAATTCTCAGGCCAACGAGCGCAGGTGAGACAGGAAACTCCACTGAGACCTCGAACGTCACCGTTGTTGAAACAGTTCCTGCTGTGTTTTCTGGATTGTTCTTGACCGCAACGATCAACCCCACAGGAACACTGGTTTCGATCACCAGTATCACCAGCGGAGTGAGCAGCAGCGGGGATGGTCAAAACCCTGTCTACGACGCTGCCTCTGGCGCGTGGACCACGACCTCGTCGAACTACACATCAACATTCGAAACGCTGCAAGCTACCCCATCAGGACCAAACTTCGTCGTCACGATCTCCCCTCCAGGGACACCTGTCATCGTTGACGGCATCCGCGTTGACGTTGACCAAGGTGGTGATAACGGAACAATTCCTGTTTTTTATGATGCTCAGAGTGGCGTTTGGTCAATCACCGGAAACGTAATTACGATCCTTCCGGGTTACGGAGTCACAGCACTAAACGGTGTTGTCTACGTCAGTTATCAATACTTGGTCCCTGGCAGTGGTGACGCAGGAAGCCCCAATGTCATTCGCATCCTTTCAGGGGGCTTTCAGGCAGGTGACAACGTAGTCGTGACCTACGTTCAAACGGTCACCACAACAAGCCCTGGTGGATCAGGGACAGGTACAGCCTTGATCAAGGCCATGAACCCTGCCCACATGATCTACGAGTGCTTGACCAATCGGGAGTGGGGCAGAGGTTTACCTCGAAGTGCTCTTGATGACGGCAGCTTCCGCGTTGTGGCGGACATCTTGGCCACTGAGGGGTTCGGGCTGTGCATGCGCTGGACCAGGCGTGACGAGATTAAGTCGTTCATCAGATCAATCCTTGATCACATCACAGGCGCTCTCTACATTGATCGCACCACTGGCAAGCTAGCTCTCAAGCTTGCTCGTCAGGACTACACAGCATCAAGCTTGCCGCTTTTCAACAGTGAGACAGGTCTGCTCGAAATCACTGACGCTGACGTGTCTGCAGCAGGCTCTTCACCCATCAATGAGGTTCGTGTAGTTTGGCGCGACCCTGTGACCGATGAGGAACGCACAGCACGAGCTGTGAACCTCGGTGCTCGTCAAGCTTCAGGTGGTGTCAGCAACAGCACCACCTACTCATTCACCGGCATCCCGAGTGAAGAGCTTGCGCAACGTGTAGCCAAGCGCCAGCTCAACGTAGTCAGCCGATCACTGCGCCGATTCAACGTGACGCTGGATCGCCGTGGCTACGCGCTGGTGCCAAACGGTGTGTTCCGCATTCAGGACGGTCCTCGCAACATCCGCGACATGGTGGTGCGCATCGCGTCGATCAGCTATGGATCGCTCAGTGACGGGCGTATCAGGGCAACCGTGGTACAGGACGAGTTTGGTCTGCCGTCGCGTGGCCTATCACCGCTGCCACCAAAGCCGTGGGAACCGCCCAACAACAACCCCTGCGTGGCCGAGCATCGAGTCTTCGAGCTGCCCTACCGCTCTGTTTATCGAGCACTGACTGCAGGTGAGTTTGCGGCTGTTACTGAAACCACTGGCTACATCGGAGCTGTCAGCAAAGAGGGCAACCCTTTGAACGCCGTTTACGATATGGCAGTTCGACCTGGTGCAGTGGAGAGCGAAGACTGGCCAGCGGATGATGAATACTACTGCGGCTATACGCCCCCACCATGATCATGGCCAATGAAGACTACATCAAACAAGGCATAGCTGGACCCTTCTGTCCAACGGCAAGGCTAACGTCCACGTTGACTCGCTTAGCTACGAGTTTGACGTACAACAGTCTCTTGTCACCGATACCTGATCCGATTCAGGTCAATCGTGCAATTCTGATTGACGACGAAATCATCGCTGTGACAGGTATCAGCGGGAACACGTTGACGATTGAGCGGGGTTGTTGCGACACGATCCCCGCAACTCACGCGGCAAATGCAACGATCTGGTTTTTCGACGACTCGGTGGCATCCAACGAAGTTGAGTACGGTGGCACTGAAACGGTTGGTGTGAAGCTGCTACCTCGCACAGCCACGAGCGGAACAATCCCGATCAGCGGTAGCCCGCCGAACCCGTTAACTTTTAACTTTCGGTTTGCTCGTCCATACCCGCCTGGTAATGTTCAGATCGACGGTGAACCTTGGTACACCACCGGCATCGCAATGGGTGCAGGCAACACAAGCTTGTCGATAACTTGGGCTCACAGAGATCGGATTACTCAGGCTGACCAGTTGGTTGGTCACACGGCTGCAAGCATTGGGCCTGAAGTTGGAGTCACTTACAAGATCGTCGTGCGTCGAACTGACACCAACGCAGTCGTTCGAACTGTCACAGGGATTACAGGTAACAGTTGGGTTTACGAGCGTAGCGTTGCGAGCGGTGACCTGAGTGGAGCTTCAGGCACTGTTCCGATTTCAATCGAGCTTGTCTCAGTGCGAGGATCTCTCGAATCACTGAACAAGTACACGATGGTCGCCACGGTGAGCCCGCCACCGCCGCCGATCTCGTTCATTGGTAGAAATGAGGCTTACCAAGGGGTAGATGGTTCTTTGAGTGTGCCAGCTCATCAAGCCGGTGATCTCTTAGTTCTGATTGAGAGAGCTTCAACAACTCCAACTCTGCGAAGCGGTTGGACATCTATTGGAACAATCGCTGCTCAGTTTTCAGGACAATCTGTAAGACTCTCCTACATTATCGACACAGGGAACACCATCAACTCTCTGTCTTTTTCTAGCACCCCTGGTGGTGTTTCAATGGTCTATGTGTACCGAGGTGCTGGCGCACCTAGAAACGCAAATCAAGTTGATGCTGGGGTTGCGACAACTGTCTCTGTACCATCTGTTGATCTGTCGTCAGGCGGTGGAAATTCTTGGGTTTTTGCCTACGTGGTGAACAATCAGAGTTTCACCATTACCTACAGTGGAATCACAAAACGCAGAGGCTACGAAGATGGGCCGAACATTGGCGGGGGCGGATGGGCAACAGCAGACACCAACGGTGCTGTTTCAACACTTAGTGCTTCTGCATCTTGGAGCAGTGGTTCCTATTCAGCAGTGATTGCTTTTGAATTGCCGCAGACTTAATCCCGTAACCTTCTCTGTTACATGAGGTCTTTACAATGTTGTCCACATCTTGTTCACGTGTCACCAAGGACGATCCGATGGCTGATTTGCCCCCGCCGAACTACTCATTTGCAGAGGCTGTCGCCACCGCTGGCGCAGTAGCCACCGCTGCTGCAGTCGGCATCATGAAACTGTTTGAGCGCTTTCGCAATACTCAGAAATCATCGTCCATGGTTGGTGCCGAGATTGATGTGATTGAAGGTCTTCGTAGCGAACTGGCCAGGCTCAGTGATCAGAACGGCAAGCTGGCCACGTCGTTGAACGAGCTGCAGAGCGAGGTGATTGCGCTGCGGCGAGAAAACGCTGAGCTGCATCTGACGGTGCGCTCTCTCAACCAACAGATCGCGCTGCTGCGAGAAGGCCCCAAGGGTCCACAGGGCTGATCACCATGGAGCTAACAGCAGCACTCCTTGTCGAGATCTTTGGGCAGCGGGTGTTGCCCATCCGCAGGGCTCTGGACCGTCTCGACTCGATTCGTGAGGCTGTCAAGTACGCAGAGCTGAACACCCCGCTGCGCCTGGCTCACTACTTCGGGCAGGTTGGCCACGAGAGTTTGGCCTTTCGCTATCCACGGGAGATCTGGGGTCCGTCTGCCGCGCAGAAGCGCTACGAGAGGAACTTCGACGCTCCGTGGCCGAGCAAGCCTCCTGTGACAAACGCTGAGCGCACCTTCTACGCTGTCAACCGGCTGGCCTACACCCTGAGCAACCACCGAGCAGGTGACGGCATCAGGTACATGGGGCGAGGTGATCTGCAGACAACGGGGCGTGGCAACTACATACGGCTCACCCAGCGCTTGCGAGCGAAGGGTATCGACTGTCCCGACTTCGAAGCTGACCCCGTCAAGCTTGAGCAGAGCCCTTGGGTGGCTCTGTCGGCTGCTGATTACTGGGTGATGCGCAACCTAAACCAATGGGCTGACGTTGACGACCTGTACACCCTAACGAAAAGGGTCAACGGGGGAACCAACGGGCTTGCTCATCGACAAGCGATCAAAACTGCTGCACTTGCTGTGCTGATGAAGGAGTGACCATGGGAATATTGGAAATTGCAGGATCTGTGCTGACCGGCGTGATGTCGGGTGGTGCAACAGGTTTGATCGGTATCGCGTTGCAACAGTGGGGCGACATCAAGAAGCGTGCTCACGACCTGGACGTTCTCAAGCAGCAGCACTTGCAGACGAAAGAGCTGAAGGAGCTGGACAACCAGCGTGATCTTCAGATGGCCACGATGAGTGCTGAGAGTGCTGAGTCACTGGCCAACATCCAAGCGGCTGCGCGGGTTGAAGAGATCAACAGTGAAGACTATCGCGCCAGCATGGCATCCGACCGAGCGACCTACTTGAGCCCTGAAGCTCAAAAGCACTGGTTCGTGATCGGCATGATGGCAGTGGTTGACTTCTTCCGTGGAATGATTCGACCAGGTGCGACGATCTACAGCTTGGTCTTGTTGACCATGTTGCTGTTTTGGGTGCACGACATGTGGTCGCGTTCACTGATCAAGATCACCGATGCTGACGCCAATCGTTTGGCATTGGAAGTTGTAACGACGGTGACCTACTTGGTCACAACCCTGACCACCTGGTGGTTCGGTCGTCGGGCTGAAACGCCGCCTAAACGGTGAGACCTAGCTCTTTCTTCTTCGACATGACCGTTTGGTGAGCTTCCAGTGCGCAAGTAAACATGCCGAGATGATGAGGCTTACCGTCAAGCTGGAATTTGGAGATGTACTTGCCAGATCTCTTGTCGAATACAGCTCCGATCAAAGCAGATTTGCTTTTTCTCTCAAGCTCGCGTTGATTGTGCATGTTGATCGAAACACTCACATCACGTAGATTGCGAAACCGATTGTCGTAGTGAATGCGATTTTCATGGTCTATGTCTTCGCATGGCCAAGCACCTGTCGCGATTGCCCAGCACACTCGATGTGCCCACAGGTTCTTGCCGTCGACATAGACTTTGATGTAGCCGTTCTTTTGAATCGTTCCGGCTTTGTCACCCACCTTGACACGGTTTGAAGTGGCCAATCTCCAGTAGAGATGGCCATTCTTGCGGTCATAGCGAAGTACCTGCTTCAAACGCTCAGGCGTTGGTAAGTTGTCAGTTCGATTCCGTCGCGCCATACACGACCGCCTAAGAAGTGATTCCAAGAGCAGCACGGATGTCTCTCCGTGCTTTCTCGTAACCCTGCCTGTACGCTTCATTGCAGAGCTTTGCAGCAGCCTCGGCATCAGCCTTGCTGCTCAACCTGCATTCCGGCCAGAGGGTTCCTGCGCTGTAGCCGAACCCACTACCTGGACCAGCGACACAGTGCTTGCTGTCGCTGCCGTAGCAGGCTTCGTAGGGTTGTTTGATCAAGACTCTTCAACCTTGTTGATGCAGATACCTGTAAAGCCGCAAAACTCCCCACCAGTGGATGCGTGAGCACACATGCCCATGCCTCGCCGGTCGGCCATTAGATGCCCACGGACGAGACATCGTGTCCTTGCGGGCAGTTTATTGCTCAACCCAGCTTCACGCAATGCTTGTTCTCGGGAAACCCTGCGCCACCTGACAGCACACTCAACCCATGTCTGTCTGTCACCTTCTGAGGGTCTGTACACCTTTGAATAGAAGGTGCTGCCACCCATGCATTGTTTGCCGTGCCAACCACCAGCATGAGGCTTGCCGTGCAAGGCCAATGCTGTCTCCCCGTGGTCATAGCGAACCAGTTCGCCCTCGACAGGTTCCCAAGAAGCATTTAGGTTTTGCGGTGAGGCAAACATCGCTTCCCATTCAGCCATCTGCGCGATCTTGTCATTCCTGCGTTCAGCAATACCTGTGCTGCTGAGCCCTAGCGTTTCGATGGTGCAGTGAACTTGTGCAAGCACGTCGGCCAGTTCGTCGTGCAGCCGTTGGCGATTCACCTTGCCTGTGCCAGGGTCCACCTCGTCGATCCCTTGGATGATGCAGCGAGCAGCCACGTTGGAAAGCTCACCAAGCTCTTCGATGAGTTTGCCCATTCGGCGCAGCATCATCAGGTCGGTCGTCGGGGTCCACTTGGTCAATTTTGGTTTGTTCACAAATGCGCCTTCTTGATCTTGCTGCAATGACGGCACTGATAGACGGACACACCGTCATACTCGATGTTCAGCAGCCGATAGTGCGTGTGTGAGCAGAGCAACCGCTTCCACACGCGCTTGATCCAGGACTTTTCCTGAACCACTTGAGGCTCGACATCAGGGGCAACGAGCCCACGGTCGATCATCATGGTCAACGGACCACCCTGTTCACCGCGAGCGTATCTGCTGCGCTGCTTGTCGATAGCCGCCTGCATCTCTTCTTCGGACGGCAACCACGATGGTCGTTCTTGCGCCATGCCTGCCTCACTTGGTCGGAATCAGAAGGCCAATGATCATCCCGAACACAGCAGAGCCTGTGACCGAAACGAAGATCAGCATTCCCCATGCTGCGATTTTCAGAGCCTTTTTCAACATATGAAGGTTCCCAAATAAAAGTCATGTAATAGGCGGCAAAGAGAAAGGGTGCAACGTAGACAACGAAAACATCCCACAGCTCTTTCATTTGAACGCGACCTTTCGTGCTTGCCAGATTGCCCAAGCTAAACCTACGAACATCAGGAACCACGTAGAAGGCTCTGGAACAGGGGTGACGCTGGTAAGGGGTGCACCACCCTCGTCAAAGCCCTTGGACGGCTCTTTTGGAGGCTGCTTGAGGGGTGTCTCAAACGGCACACCTGGCACAGATGCCGGTGGAGCCTGTATCGAGCTGCTGGGAGGCAACCTGACACGTCCGTCTGTTGTCCCCCTTGGAGGTGCAACACCCGGTACAGGATTGGTCGTGACGATCAAGCCTGGGACGCTTGGAATTGCCGGTGGCGCAGTAACTAGGCTCGCAGGTGGCACCCAGTTGATCGGACCAATGCTGCTGGTGATCGGCGGCAAGCTTCTGCGTTCACGCAACAGTGGTCGCCATTGCTCGTAATCGAAGAAGGTCTGCCATGCGGAGATGCGCACCGGCTCGTCGATCTCTTGAACCACGGACTTAGGATCAAGCTGCGCTGCGAACGAAACAGGTGGCAGCTCGGCATCCGACACGATGGGTGGAAGAACGATCTCTGTAGTCGGAGGTATCTCGATCAGCGGCGCAGGTGGCTCATCTTTCTTCTGAGCCATCATCGACATGCGTAGCCCTGGATAACGTGGGCCGAGTCGCTCGATGCGAGACATGTTCCGACACACTGTCGGAATGATCAGGCAGTGACCTTCAACGCAGTAGACCAAGCCACGCTCACCTTCGTCGGTTGCAGGCCAGTTGATCACCACTTGACCACAGATGCCTGAACCGAAGTGCATCTGTGTCAGCGGACCATAACGGTAGTCTTTGCCGGTGATCCCTTGGCCGGTGATGTGCGCAAACTCATCGTAATCACGCAGCGCAATCTTGGCTTGCAGTGCAACCCGAATGTTCTTCGGAATGTCTTTGTAGGTGTCCACGGCTTCAACCAGGTCACCGTAGAACTTGTCGCGACCACGGTCATCCCAAACGCACACAGGCGTGACCTTGGTTGCGATAGCGATGGTCATTGCTGCGATGAGGCTCATGATCCGTTATCCCTTCGACTGTTTGTTGGTCCACTTGGCTTTTGCTTCAACGATGCAACGACTGAGCGACCACTTGGGGTTGGTCTTCAGCAGGCTCAAAGCCAACTGAAAAAGCCCTGGTCGTCTGTCTTTGATCCTGCTCATCACACACCCTTGGTCGGTGAGTAGTCGCACGATGTCTCCAATCGCAGCAGCGCACGGTTGGGCATCTTGTGGAAGCGGTGCATCTCCAACAGGCTCAGCTCAAAACAGTCATGCTCATCCTTGGCCACTTTGATGCCGCTGTCGACCACCTTCTCGGTAGCACGATCAATCAGCTTGAAGCTCATAACCATTGGGGTGGTTGGTGCCTGGCTGAAGCTCTCACCGACGAACGTGGCGGCAGCGAAAACGACTGCAGCGCACAAGAGTTGAGACAGTCGACGCGGACGCGGCTGCTTGCGCTCTTCGGCCATCAGGGTGATTTCGTTCAGACCGAAAGTTCGCTTGGTGTCTTTGGGAGTCTTCATGATCGTTTCCTTGAGTTGAATTCAGGTGCGTGCTTTTTCACTATCCTGCTGACGTTTGATTTTGGCAATCCATACTTCCTGACCATATCGGCCATCTTGGCACCGGCCAGCACTTCAAGAGTGATTGATTTTTCACGTTCCAATCTCTCTGCAGTGTCAATTGTCGCTCTAAGTGCACTTTGGTTGTAGCAGGGCAGAGTTGTGAAAAGTTGCTCGCTGATCTCAAATGTACGAAACCGATGTCCGTTGAAGCAGTTGCGAGTTCTCACAAAAAATGATCCGTCGAACTTTCTTCGTGTCTCCAGAACATCAGAATTCGCAGTGCCACAGGTCGGACATCGCACGGATCAAACCTTCTTGTAGCCGACAGGTGTAATGCCGTTCAGCACAGCAACCACCGTGGGCATGTCGAGCTTGTCGAAGGTCTGCTCGTAAGCCGTGATTTCGCGCAACACCGTCTTCTCGATCTCGGGTGTGTATGCAAAAGGGGCGTTCGGTTCAGCCGTGGTGCGAGCCCACTCCTTGCCCCCTTTTTCTTGACGCTCGACGACGGCAACCACGGTCACCTTGTAGCGGATTGCGCCGTTCACGATTGCAAAACCAAAGTGTCAAGAAAGTGCTTCGGGTAGTCGTAAAAGTCAGAGCCGTAGGAGGCTGCAGCATGCCCGTAAGCCCGCATCTTCTTCAACTGCCAAACAGGGTTGATGACGATCAGCGGACGCGACTGTGTCATCTGATCCTCGCTCTTCGGATTGGGCCAGGTTGGCGCATGGCCGCGTGAAGCAATCCGTTTGCGCATCTTGGCAAACTTGGGACCAGGTGCGACAGGTTTGCTGGCCTTGACAGCAGCGCGTCGACGGTCAACGCGACCCGGTGGCTTACCGGCATGCACTTTCCACAAATGCACGCCGATGTTGTTGATGCCGCTCATCAGGTTGTCGGCTCGCCGCTGACTCACTCGACGACGTGATTTGTAGTCCTCAAATGATTCACCAGGGAGCCGTTGTGGGGCATAGAAGTTCGAAGTGTTCACGGTGGTTTCTCGGTTGAGTTGTTGACCAGTGGTCGATCAGAAGCCGCGAACGTGCTTCGGACGAATCGAGAACTCGGCCTGAGTCTGCGATTCTTTGATCGCGACACGCTTGCCTGTCGGCGTGTCATAGACACTGGTCACGAAACCCTTGCGCTCGACGACGGTCTTCTTGTCCATGCCTGAGAAGGTGTTGAACTTGACGCGGGCACCAGCCTTGTAGTCGGTACGGGGTGTTGCTGGTGCTGCGGTTTTCTTGGTAGCCATGTGATTCTCCTAGCGGTTGGTTGTGGAAAAGGGGATCAGAGTTCTTCGTCGTCTGCCAGTGGCAGGGACTGTTGAACGGGTTCAGCTTTGGGCTGTTCGGGTTGAGCGTTGGCAGGTGCCATGGTCGAGTACATCTCGATGATGCTGTCAAACGCGGGTTGCCATTCCAACTGGCCACGATCAGCGATTGAGTTGATGATCTCGCGAGCCGTGTCAATCGACTCAAGCAGCCGTCGCGCCTTGGCCAGGTTTTCTTCTGTCTTGGCCAGGAAGATTGGACGCTCTGTTGCAAGGTCAATTGCTTTGCTTGGTAATCCGTTGAGCATCCCGGTAGCGTGCGTGATCAACTTGGTCACAGGGTCGCGACGAACCAGTGCTGACGCAACTTGCATGAACACACTGCTTGAATCGTTCGTCTTGCCCATCTGCATCACCCGAAGCCAGATCACTTCTTCGGCACCGGCCAGCAGCATATTGCGCTGGTAGTCGTTCATCAACAGTTCGAACGTGTCGATCAGGGTGCCGAGGTTCTTGTCCTGCAGCACACCGTTGTTGTCCTGATTTGCGATCTCCTTGGGCAGGTTGACCACGAATTCGCGGTAGAACGACTGGAAGCCGACAACCAAGGGTTTACGGACAACGTTGCCCTTCTTGTCGACGTGCATCACGTCAGGGATGGTGAGTTTGGTCGGCTTCATCAGAGTTCTTCCTCGTCATCGTCGATGGACCCTGCGTTCGTCGTCACAGGTGCGGTGGTGGTTTTCTTCTTGCTGGTGCGCTCACCCGTGTCAACCGGGCGATCAACCAACTTCTTGGCCGAGATGTGCTTGCCCAGTGCTTCGCACATCTTCGGGTACTCGTTGGCATTCCAGATCACCGCACGCTTGTCGAGCCGCACGGGTGTGAATCCGATGTCACGCAGCAACTGGGCAGTGATCACGATTCCGATTCGTGCACTGACTTCACTGGTGAGCATCTCGTTGTCGTTCATTTCTGCTCCTGGTTCATCGCCTGAATGTCTTTTTTGATGCGGGCGATACGCGCATCCGACATGGTGACCATCGCTGCCGCGTACTCGGCATGCATCTTGTAGTTGATCAACATCCGCTCAGCTTCATCGAGCTGGCGGGTCAGCAGCATCCGAGGTGTCGGCTTGCTCAAGAATGTCTTGATGGATGTGAGCATGATCATTTGGCTGGCAGTTGGTGAATCAAAATCTTCAGCCTGCTCATTGCCGACACGGCTTGCAGATCACCCTTCATCCAGGTTTCCAGTAACGGAAGCAAGGTGAGCATCTCTTGACGAATCTTGATGGTGCGATTGACTTCATCAACCAACGGGCTCATGTCGAGATTGCGCAAATCTAGCTTTTGCATCTCGTTCATCAGACGCTTGGCATAGACGGCACCGTCGAGCAGCTCTTCGTACATGTGCTGCAACCACTGCTGCTGTGTCAGAGGGTTGTCGTCCACGGTGGTGCCGTACTTTGCGATGCCGTGTGCTTGGCGAGTCGCGATGTCGCGGCAGACCTGGGCTTCGGTGCCTGTTGCGACGACTGGCTGAACTCTGCTCTGGGGCAGCGGAAGAGAATTCAAGCTTTGCAACCAGTGGCGATAACTATCAACCAGTTTTTCGTTTTCTACGTTGGTGCCATCCAAAGCTTCAATGGCATCCCTCGCGCCCCACAAGATGTTCCGCATCTGATCAAGCGCCTTGGCTTGCTCAACCAGCATGAATGCAGCTTCTTTGCCGTAGTCATTGGTGCAATGTAGTTTGTCACCCAGCCATTCTGCGTGATCGACGCTACCTCTCACAGGAGGTTCGTAGGGACTGGGGTCAGCCGGGTCCTCGTTGCTCATTACGGTCATTGGTGAGTGCTCCTGGGTGGTTATTGAATCAACGTGATACGGACTGTAGATTGAAAAATCGAATCACGCAAGTGATTTGTGCAATCAGTTGTGTTGCGTTGCCGCAATGACCTGTTCGCGCTGTTGCTTCTGCCTGAAGCGATCCCACAGCAGGTACTTTTCGAGGATGGTTCTGCCACAGCGCATCTTTTGGCCAGCGTTACACACATGGTCGCGGACGGTGTGCTCGCTGAGATGTAGTGCATCAGAAGCACGCTTGACGCAGTAGTGCTTGACCATTGCGTCCATCGTGTCGACTTCACGCTTTGAGAGATTCCATGGGTTTTCATGCGAGGTTGTCATGGTGATTACCTTTCGTTCAAACGTGTTCGCTCAAAGACGGAAACTGTTCGGCCAGGATGTCGCGAACCTGAAAAGCGATGTCCCGATGCTCCTTCTGTGTTCCCTCCATCGTTCGAAGATCGCAGTAGTGAATGAAGCTTCTGACTGTTCCTGCCATGTAGAGCCGCGACTCGGTCAGACCTTCGGGAAGCAGCTTGCGCGATTGCTCCTTGGCAAGGCCACGATCAAGAGCCTGCTTGTAAAGATCACTGGTGACTTTGCTCACTGATTCTTGAGCCTGGAGCCACCACGCTTGCAGTTCAGCGTCGTCGGTGTTGAGACTGTTCTGGCGGTTCTTTGCATCTTGCAAACGAGCCTCGCTGAACACAGGGTTTGCTGTAACAGCAGCGTACCGTTGACTGAACTCCTGAAAGCTGAAGCTGCGATGCCTCAAGATCTGCCTGGCAATGTCCCGCGTGGTCACGATCTCGACGGTCATGCTGACCATCTCGAAGGGGCTCCAATGCGAGTTTCGAATCAGATAGCCCAACAGCTTTGGTGCTGTTTCCATGTTCATCTGATTGGCAGGGTTGCTGACGCGAGCTGTGTAGGCAATCAAATCTTCTGCTGTCTTCAGCTCGTCAATCACAGGGCGAGAGATGGATACGAGAGTCACTGTCATTTCATTGTCCTTTGCTTAACGAATCTTGCTTGCAAACACTGCCTCTGCCCAACGGGTGCGGGCAGGCGGGTCTTTGCGAACGAAATCAACGATCTTGTCGAACTGTTCCTGTTCAGCACTCAGCTTTTCCCGAGCTTCATCTTGGTCTTTCAAAGCCTTTTCAACGGCTGCTGTAGTTCGATTGAAAAAATCCTGCGCCTTCGCAACAGCAGAAACAGCGTTGAAGAGCTGCTCATTCAGTGACGGTGTTTTCGGAAGATCACTCATGCTTAAACCTCTTTGATAAAAGCTTCTTTTTCCTTGTCCCTCAGTGGCAGCGGTGCCCACGCGAGATACCTGCCGTCATCGGTCCAAGTTCCATCTACGCAGATGCCGTCGCGTGTGAGCAGGTGGACCTTGGCACCACCGGGAGGCGGCTTGTCACCAGCACCAGGGTACTGAAACTTGTTGCCACCTGCGACGTAGCGTTGGTCGCTCATGATCGATGCTCCAATTGCAAGGTTGTACCAGTAGGACTTTTCCAGTTGTCACAACAACTGGTCGGGCGAACATCAAAATCACCTTGCTTGCATCGAGATGGAAAAGTAACAGGTCTGCTATCTCGAATCAGTTGGGTCCAAGGCTTTTTGTAGTTAACACAGGTCTCGCATCTCGGAACACTTCGTTCAAAGCCCATTCGGCTCTTTAAAGCGTTGACCTCTTTAGCTTTCGACTGGCTCACAGCTCATCATCCGCTGGCGCTGCCTGTGCAACAGGCTTGCTCGGCACCTTGCCGCCCTTGCCGATAAAAACCCATGCAGCACAGGCCAAGTGGGCTTGGTAGGTAGCATCATCCAAAGCGTTATGGGATGTACCAACCGACTTGACAACGCTTCTGTCAAAGCCTCGCAAAGACGTTGCTGTTTCTACCAATGTGCGGATATCGCGGATGTTCTTGAAGTGCCACGGTTCCTTCAAACCGACTGCTCCGTGGTCGTATGCGTACTCCAGGATGCCGATGTCGAAGGTCGCACCGTTGCCCCAAACCCGTGGAGCAAATGACTTGCTGCGCATCCAAGTGGTCAGCTCGGCCAGTGCCGTGGCCAGGTGCTTCTTGTTTTCACTTTCAGCAAACACACGCTGCGCATCCTTGTTTTGCGTGATCCACCAAGTCACGGTGTCGGCCTGCACGCGACCGGCGCGGATGGCAGAGTCGATGTCAACTTCGATGTAGAGCTTGGCACCCATCCTCACGGTGTCGATGTCGAACTGCTGCACACCGATGCTCAGGATCGGAGCTGTGCAACGCGTGCCTAGTGTTTCAAGATCGATGCTGAAGTCGTTCATTTCAGGCAGGGGCTGCTTGCTCATGGTTTTACTTTCTTGATCTGAACGGGTTGTTCGCATGAGGGGCGAGAGCGAACCCACCCTTCACCATCCTCAACCAGGTCTTGTTGATACTTCATGCAGTGAAGTCCGCTCGGGCTACCGTTGCGATAACCGATGTGCTCACAGCGCTTCTTGTGATCAAACTCGTCAAACGAGTGCTTGTCGTCACCTGTGAATTCGCAATAGCGGACTTCAACTATTCGAATCTTGCTCACAGCTCATCATCCTCGTCATCACCCGGTGTCCACTGGTAGACGGCGTTAGGGCCTTCGTTGAACATCTCAAGGCGTCCGCTGGTGACACCCCTGATCCAGATTCCGCCGAGCACGGGGATGCCCGCGTCCTTGAGACCTTTGATCACTTTGTTGTTGATGTGGACATCGTGGTTGATGTCATGCAGTGCCTTCCTGTCGAAGGTCACCTTGATGGGTTTTCCGGTGGTCATAGTTCCTCGTCGTCGCTGAGTAGTTGAACGTTGCCGCGATGAATCACGGTCATTGGGTAGATAGCATTCGGATTGAGCTTCAGACCCGGTGCAAAGATCTGGCTCACCTGGTGAAGTAAGCCTTTCGTCTTGGTGATCACGATCACCTCCACCTCGTCTGCTGTGCCGATCACCGCAGCAAAGCCTGAGTAGACAGGCTGACCAGGGGTGACGCTCTTGATCGTGTCGAACTCAAACTGGCTTGCTTTGCGGACAGGGGGGTTCACAACGCATCCTCACCAATCGTCCAGAAGCGAGCCTCGTGGTCCATGCTCATCTGGCCAGCTTTGTTGTAGCGCAGCAGTTGTTCAGGGTGATCGAAACAGTTGCCGATCCACACGTAGTCTGTGCCTGGCAGTTGGATGCCGTTCAGGTAGGTCCGCTGATCGCAGGACAGCAGGCCATACTCACGAGCCAGGTGAATCCTGTTCCACTGCAGCAGTGGGCCATAGATGTCAGCCCAGCCACGGGTGCAGACCACCTGAGCGTGATGCCGCTCAGCGAGCTGCTCGATCTTCAGGCCCAGCGATGCGCTCGATGTGAAGACGACCACGCGTCCACGGTGAGCCAGGATGTCGAGTAGTTTTGTCATGCTCTGTTGCTTGTGTAGCTGTGGTTGAACGAACCTGCCAATTGGCCGAGTTGTTTGAGAACGTAGTTTTCGCTGCAGCCGAAGCGTGCTTGGAGCATCGCTACGACTTGTTGCGCTCTCATCGCTTCAGGAATCAGTGAGCGCGAGTAGTACATTGGGTAGTTGGCGAGCACCATTCGAGCCATCGCGCTGAGTTGATCAGGTGTGTACTTCATAGCTCTTCCGTCTCTTCCTCTTTTGCGACCATGTACTTTGCGAAGGCCCAGCCGTTGAGCCACACGACAAAGTCATAGTTATTCACCGGATACGGATTGGCTGTAGCAGGCTTACCCTCTCTCGCAGCGAGCGCACCAAGGTTCCAAACCGACGAACCTCTCACGGTGCCCACTCGAAGGTGAAGGTCACGTCACGTTGGTTGTAGTCCCACCAGAGTATTCCCGAGGTTACCTTCGGCACCCATTCGCTTTGCGCAACGCCAACAGGCAAGTGACGCAGACGTTCAAGCGGTAAACCCGCCTTGGTCATCTGCATGTGCAGCTCGTTGTAAATCAACTGGCCAACGGTGATGTGCTGCGAGTTGCCGATGTTGGCGTCTAGGCAGGGCTGCAGCTTGATCGTGCCGCTGATGATGGGCGGGAGGCTCACAGCTCATCCTCGTCGTTGCTAGCGGTCTTCTCGCTGTCAGGACGAGGCTTCATGCCACCCATCGAATCAACAACGTTAAGCAGGACCTTCTTGTAGGTCTGAGCACACAGCAAGGCGAACCCGTGAGCGTCTTCCTTGAACGGCGTGGCCTTCACGTCGGGCAGCGTGCAGCGCTTGAAGACGAGGTGTTCGTTGAGCACGAACTTGAGTGAGTCATAGTCGTCATCGCTATCTGCAGCAGAGATGCCGAGTTCGTGAACTTGGTAGTCGTTGTCATCAAAGCCGATGAGCCCTTGAACTTCAGAGCTTTCGATGTCGCGGTCCTTGATACGGATCGTCTTCTTGTTGTTGCCCTTGAGCACAGCGCAATCGGTGGCGACGAAGTCCATGCCGTCACCATCAACGATCTGCTCCATGGCTAGGGTGGTGAGCTTTTGGACGGTGTTCGAAGCTGTGGCCATTTGCACAGGCTCCAGGTGCTGAAACAGGCCCATCATCAGAGCCTTCACGCTGTCGGCTTTCTTCTGGCTGCTGGTGCAGATCAGCATCAGGTTCGGTGACATGAAGAACACCGGGATCTGCGAGCGGCGGATGAAGGCACGGGGCAGCAGATCCATCTCCACCTCGTCACGCAGCTCTGCATATTCCTTCTTGCTCAGCTTGCGACCTTCGAGCTGCTCCAGCTTGGCCTTGCGAGCCTGCATCTTCTCGTCACGCACCTTGCCTGGCAGGATGCGCTCGTTGAGCTGCACCACGAGCAGGTGCGCTGCAGCGCTGAGTGAGTGCACGATGTCATCGTCAATCGTCTTCACCAGACCCATCGTTGACCATGAGGCACCAACAGGGTCCGTGCTCATGAAGTGATCCATCTCGTCAGGCAACCGCAGGACTGGATTGCTGGCAACCAATGGGTGCACTGTGTACGGAATGAATGCTTTGTAGGGGTTGCTGCTCATGGTGAATGGCTCAACAGATTGTGGACGACGGGCGGATTAAATCACATTTAATGGAGGTTGAGAAGAACCGCAAGCAGGAAAAAGACCACGCCCGTCGTGAATGCGTTCAACCAAAAGCCTTCGAGGGTAGTGGGTGTCTTTCGAGGATTCTTCCTGACGATGGTGCGAATCACAGGCACGGTGTCCTGAAAGTCATCGTGCTGCACGAGAGAGCGTTTGCCGTACTTGTGCGTTGGCAGCGGAGTCAGGACCACCTCGTGCGTGCGCATCAGTTCTCGGTACTGCTGGCGCTCGTGCAGCTCGTTGATTCGATCCAACGGCTTGCGCAGAGCAGCCAGGCGCAGGAAAGAGTCGGGACCTGACCATTCGGGTTCGAAGTGTGTATGCATGATCACTCCTTACGGATACGGCTGTTGGTGTGTGCACCGAGGAACTTGTCAATCGCTGCGTTGCTCAGGATGGCCCCTTTGCCCCACATCCGTTGATTGCGGACAATGGCTCTGAAGAAGATGTCGGGGTCGTCCAGTGCTGGCGGGTAGCCGGTGAACTCCAACGTCTCGTCTTCGTGTGCAGTCAGACGCATCGGGGTCATGAACTTCTCGCTGAGCGTCACCAAGCTGCCACGTGGGGCTTTCTTGATCTGACCTGTCACTGGGCAAAGACCTGAGATCCTGGTGAGCGCTTTGCACTGCCACTCTCGATCAAACAGGAAGCCGTGCTCGACCAAGCGGACGACCTGAAGAACTGCGCCGATGTTGGGCTTCAGCTCAGGGTAAGACTTGCTAGATGTGGTGATCATGACGATGTCACCGATGTGAATGCTCATGGAATCTCCGGGGTAGGGTGGTAAGGGTTTCAACTCAGGGTCAAAGGCAAGACGATTTTCACAGACTGTCTTCGGTCGTGCTCCAGGAAACTGTAGCTGAATCACCCCTTGTTCTTGAAAATCAGGTGACCACCAAACACGATGGTGCCGTCCTGCGTGCGAGTGGAAGACATGCCACCGTCTTCGAGGGTCATCTTGCCGTTCTTGCCGCACTGCATGAGGCAATTGAGCAGCGCTTCGGCCATGGGGCGAGGATTGCTCGACGTGACCTTGCCGACGCTGATGAGAGGTGACGTGTTGACCCTGATCACGATGCAGTCGAGCGCACCGTCGCGGTAGTACATCCGCATGTTGGCTTCGCTTTGGGTGATGCCCAAATGCGTGGCCAAGATCTTGCCGAGTTCAACCGGCTGGATCGTGAAGACCGTTTCGGTGGGGTGCTGTGCTGTGATCATCGGAGTGTTCTTTCAAGTGCCAAAAGCAAGGTGATTTTCAGATCACTTGAACTGGTTGATGATGCGTCGAGCGTCTTCCAACCATTTGCTGTCCACGAGTTGGCGCTTGATGGCTTCTTCGAACAAACGCAAGACTTCATGGCGCATGTCGTTGAACTCGACAGCGCGAGCTTCGATATCACGACCACGTTGCTCGTCCCAAATTCGCTGAGCGTGTTGCTCGTCCTTTTCTTGCAACTTGACCGTGTAGAACTCGTTACTGGTTTCTTTGTTCAGCGTGAAAACGCTTGATGGCTCAACTTGAATACCGAGAAACTTCAAAAGCGCTTCTCTGTACTGTTCTTTGGTCAAGTGGTATTCAGTGGTGACCAAAAAAGCTCGGTGTTTCATCGGAGTGTTCCTTCAGGGTGGTAGAGGTTTCAGTTGAGGGTCAAAGGCAAGACGATTTTCAGAAGAGCGCTGGCTCAGCGTCAGGCTCTTTTGGCTTGGGAACACGCACCTTCTCGTGCAGCCCTGGTGGGAGCTTGTCAGGGAACGGCCACGGTGGGCGAGCAGGGTGGTACGGTGTTTTCTGAGGTGCCAAAGGCATGACGATTTTCCTAGCGAGTGAATGAGTTGTGGACTTGATTGACCCGACTGTAGGTGATTCGTCGAATCAGTGCAAGAGGGTGATTACGCATCACGTGAGACGACGGCAACGACGAAGAGTCTGCCGCTGGGCAGCAGCAGATCACCCACCTCGATGCTGTACTTGCTGTCCTTGTGGTGCTGCTTGGCCTTGGTCACCGCTGGCGTGGTGGCGTTGCGAACCTGCTCTCGCAGCATCGGCAGCTCAGCAGTCAGACGCTCAACCGTGGTGGTGGGGTCAACGCTGCGCATCTTGGCGCACGAATCACCGATAGCCAGGTCGAGCACCCGAGCGTTGAAGCTCGATGAGCGTGGTCCACGGGGCTTGCTAGCTTCTGGTGGCGGGTTGGATGATTTGCTGAGCAGGCTCATGACGGTGTCCGGGTTGGGCGTGGCCAGTGGGTTGCTGAAGCGGATGTTGGCGTGGTGCATCGAGGTTCTCCTTGAGTAGATGCAATGAATAGGCAGGAGCTACTGTAGCGACACGGAGAAGCGGTGTCAAGCGGTGTTGGAATTTTCTTTTGAAGATCCCCCTAGAAATTTGGAACGGGCTGACCTTGCAAAGTAAGGAAAAGGGTGCCCTTCCTTTCTGTAGAAAGAGCTGCAGCGGTCACGCTTGAACTTGGTGGAGGACCTTCTGACGACCTGGTGCAGGTGATTCGAAAAAAAATCTCAGCCGATGTTCTGGGTCGAAATTCGTGGCTCGTTTTCTAGCCTGATTTTGGGAACGGGCTGACCCTGCAAAGTAAGAAAAAGGGGTTCTTTCGCAGGGCTAAACGCTGGCCCTGGTGGTGATTCACAGGTCAGCAGTGGACCTGGTCCGCGCCTGGTCAGGTGAGCCTGGCACCAGCTCTCGCCACGTGCGCGAGACGCTATTCAAAGTGATATGCGAGTTTGCGTATGTACGTATGTATGCAAAGAGCTAAACCGTTAAATACGCATAAACGCATATTCGTTTGGCACTGGCACTGCTGGCCTACGTTCTAAACCTACGTTTAACCCCCTAACGTTAGGGGGCTATGCTGTTGACACTGGATCGCAGTGTCGAATACAGTCAAGATATTGATTCACTTAGGAGCTTTCGACCATGGCAAAACGTCAACCCGTGAACCCGGTAGAGCTTGAAAAAGCTAAGCAGGAAGCTTTAGCCCTTGTCAACCATAGCGTGGACATCGGCAAGCCCGTTGCATTCGAAGTAGTGCGGACAAAGACCCGCATAGAAGTTCAACCCTTTGGCATGCATGCTCTGTTTAAGTCTCATGAGCTGTTGCACGTGGAAGCCATCCCACAATCGGCACGCTAACCAACAATTGACCCTGAACCCCGCAACAGTGGCAGCCATGCGCAGAGCTACAGCGTATCAACGCATGCGCATAGCCGGGTTTGACCACGTGGGGTGCACCTTCACGCATCCCGCACCAGTTCGGGCTAAACCTATCCCGCTGCAATCGTCTGTTGACGCATGCGGTAAAGGTTTGCTCAGTGTTGCGGGTTTGGCTTTTACGCTTGCGGCTCTGCTGGCCATCTTTGGCTAATCACTAATCATCACTAACTTTCAAATTTAGGAGAATCCAAAATGACTACACGTGTTCGTCAAGTTTTCCCCCGTGAAACTGTTGCGCATTTGTGGGCGCATGGTGCGCAAGATAGCGCCCGTGACAGTTCACAGAATTTCTATTTCACCGGACCGACTCTCTACAGCTATGGTTCACACTTTGTCATGGGCCATATTCTGAAAGGGGAAGAGTATGGCCCATTGAACGGTTGCATTCTTTGGAACGACGAAAGCCGCAGCAACACAACATCAAAGCATAAACATATTGCATGGCGCAGCATGACACGCCAGCAACGAGATAACGCTATCCACTTGCCGGAAATCGATCAAGATATTGCACGCAGTATCGACCGTGCCATTGTCAACAAGCAATTGCCTGACTTTGCCGCAAAACTGGTGCGAGTTGTCCAATCGCATATTGCTGCAACCCTTGGCAAGCGTCACAATTCTGGCCCATTCTGTGACTCTGTTTTTAAGGCCCGAAAATATGACAAGTCTGCACGGGCGCTCTATTCTGCGGCAAAGAAAAAGTATCCTTTGCCTGAAATTCCCGAAGAAATTCCCGCAGAAAAGAATGCGCGGGTTCAATTTGTCGCCAGTTTTTCCCGTGCCATTGTTTTGGAAAATCTGGCAACCGCTAGAAGGGAAGCCGCTGATTATCTTCGGGTTGCCAACAGTGAGTACGCTTCGCCAACGGGTGAACAATACATCGATCCTCGGTCGCATGCTCGCATTATGGCCAGCAGCTACGATTGTGCCGTTCGTGGTTTGCGAGCATGCGATGATGCCGATAAACATTATTCAACCCTTCACACTGGCAAGAAACGGGACCCGCAAGCATCCAAAATCCGCAAAGCTCTAGAACCACTGGCCAGTGGTTTCAAGATGGCACGGGAAAAGGCGGATATTGAGGTTGGCAAGAATGAGGTTAACCACTTCATTCAATCATATTTCAAGATTTTGCGCGGCATGCGCAGTGGTGCAGACGAACGGGATATGTTTGCAATCCGTGGCTATATCCCTGAAACCGCGAGAAACTATCTCGCTTCACTTCCTGCCGATTCTTTCGAGAATGCGATTGTCAACAGGGCTAAACGTATTCAGGAAGTACGCTCTATCAATCGCATGCTTGATAGCATTCGGTCCGATATTGCTACAGCAGAATCATATGGGGACAAATACCCCCATGATGCGGTTCGATGCCTGAAAATCGTTTCAGGGAATGCCATCACTTTGCAGAGAATGAATCACGGCTATGCTCGTTTCATTCTGGCCAGTGTTGAACCCTTGTTGTCTGATGCGCGGGTGAAGATTGCCCACTATCAACAGATCATCCAAGAGAAAAACGCGAAAGTGATTAGCGATTGGATAGCGGGTTTATCCAATGTGCGCCCCCCTTATGAAGCCGGTACGTATGCTCGCATCAAAGGGGCTAACGTTGAAACCAACAGGGGGGCTACTGTGCCAATCGAACATGCTTGCCGATTGACCCGCGTTTTTGATCGGATTGTGTCGGCAGGGGGTAAACAGTGGTCAGACGGTGCGGGTCCAATCGTGGGGCATTATCGGGTTAACTCAATTGGTGCAGACGGTTCGCTTGTTATCGGTTGCCACGAATTTACGCCAGTAGAAGCTAAACGCATGCGGGATATTCTGGCGAACTGTCAAGAATGTGCCGATGTTTTGGCCGGTGAAAACGTTAACGTTTGAAGGGATGCAACAGTGATTCACATAAACGTCAGTTCGTGGGTGAAAAGCCCCCATCAAATAGTGAGCATTAAATGGGAAGTCGACGGGGCTTCAGGGTCAACAGAATGTGAAGCGTGGAAAGCACAAAACGAGATAGAAAAGCTTGAGCGTGCAGGTTATAGGGTTATTGACGTTACAAGGGTTTGAACCATGACAACCTACATCTTCAATCAATCGGGAAAGTGTGTGAGTCAATCGCACAATCTAGCGGGTCTGTTCACGTGGGCCAGAAAAGCGGGAGGGGTCAAATCAATGGTTTGCCACTCTTTCCCGTGGACATCAGCCGATTACGAACTGTCACCGGGAAAAGTGATTAAAAGCTCGCGCCCACAAGGATACCTAGTCGCGACACTTGCCAACGGGTTCACGGTTGAAACATGGTTCACTTGTGGCAGTCATTTGATCGATTGGGCTAACGATAGAGCTAAGCCTAGGCGTAATTCTTGGTTTTCTGGTGCAACCGTTGAAACCGTGAATCATCCCGCGTGGTTTGATGTTTTCCAAGTGAATCGGGCTAACTTCAAATGGGCCAAAGAATGAACAACAGACCTGCACACCTATTCTTGTCAGAATCGGGGGATCTTTTCGATACACGTAAGCCGGAATGGTTTTTGAATCCACCAGTTCGCAAAGGTTTCGCTAGAACGCATCATGACATCGAAACCGGGTTGGAGCTTCGCTCAACACTTCGAGCAGGGGATTGCACATTCCCGGGTTGTTATCCGATTGTCGGAATAACGTCTGATGGCGAGATGGTCAATCTTTCAGCATTGGCCAAAGATAAATCAGCTCTCTACATAGCATTGCGGGATATCCGCAGTAAGGTTAGCGGCAGAATTGTTGCCACTGATGTCTACTATGAAGGGGAAACCGTTCAGTGTGTCTATACAAATGCCGATATCGAATCCGCGTATGGCATGCCAGAAGATGAGAAAAGCGAATGATTACCCGCATACGCTTAGCCCTGACGTTAGCCGTTCTGGCCATGGGTGCACTACGGTCGATAGGCTATCTGTTGCAAGGGGATGGCCTATCGTCAATCGTTACCCTGATGCTCGCTAGCGGGGTTGCATTGTTGATCGTGCCAACGGTGGACACTTAGCCCCTTGTCTAGCTTGACTCGTTAGAAGCCCCCTAGAGGGGCTTTTTCTATTGTGCGGTTGATTCTCTATCCCGCTTGCTGCGCCTGCCCTGCTGCTGCGCCTGCCCTGCTGCTGCGCCTGCCCTGCTGCTGCGCCTGCCCTGCTGCTGCGCCTGCCCTGCTGCTGCGCCTGCCCTGCTGCTGCGCCTGCCCTGCTGCTGCGCCTGCCCTGCTGCT